ATATAATGTATATCATTACATAAATAATATTGCAGATGCAAATACGTTTAGTATTACTACGTCAGGTGCTTTAAACAGCTTCTATACTCTAAGTATTATAGATGGAAACCATTTTAGCGTTACGAGTTTAGGTAATACAAGTACAAAGTTATTGGTTACTTGCACTAATATAAATGACAGTTCTCAAACATCTATTTCAATTCAATTAAAAGGTTTATATTAATCTAATCATTAATTAAATAAAGAAAATTTTTAGAAGGCTAGGGCTGTACACCCGAAAAGTAGAATCCTACTACTTGCCTTCTATTTTTGTTGGGATTTTTACGAAGGAGGTAAACGATGAGACATAAATACAATAATGAAACTATTTCAAATGTAGTTGAAAACATGGGATATAAGTTAATCCATTATAAAGATGAAAAAAATCTAATAAGATTATTTATAGAGGATAACGTGGGATTTAAGTATTCAGTTTATTTAAGTAATCTTATAAGAGGCAAATTTCCAAGAAGATTTAATAAATATAATTTCTATGTATTAGATAATATAAGGTTATGGTTAAAAATAAATAATAAAAGTTTTAAATTAATTGGTAATATTTATATTAATGAAAAAGAGAATTTACAATGGCAATGCTTAAATCCAGAATGTGGGGAAGTATTTAATGCGAGATGGGATAATATTTATCAAAATAGGAATTGTCCATATTGTAGCGGAAAACAAGTAGGTTTATCTAATTGTTTAGCAACTAAAAGACCTGATTTGGTTGATGAATGGCATAAGACATTAAATGATGGCTTAACTTCATATGATGTAACTTGGTGTAGTGGCAAATATATATGGTGGAAGTGTAAAGAATGCGGGCATGATTGGGTAGCAACTGTGGCAAGTAGAACTAGTGTAAAGAGTGGTTGCCCAGAATGCAATAAATCTAAAGGTGAAAAGGCAATAAGTAAGTATTTAAACTTTAGAAATTTTGATTATATCCCTCAAAAAGAATTTAATGGATTATTGGGTTTAGGTAATGGGTTTCTCTCGTATGATTTTTATTTACGGAAGTATAATTTGCTTATAGAATTTCAAGGAGAGCAACATGAACACTATTGCAAAGGATTCCATAAAGATGAAAATACGTTTATTGGGCAGGTTGAACATGACAGACGTAAAAAAGAATATGCACTAACTAATAATATAAAACTTTTAGAAATATGGTATTGGGACTTTGACAATATAGAAGAAATACTTCAAAGGGAAATATCTTTGGAAGAGGTGGTGAGTATAGCTTGATAATTGACAATGGATATAATAAATTTGGACAAATTCCTATGATGTCTTATAATATTTTAAGTTACTTAATACAGAATAATGAGGATATATGGAAAATTCTCAAATACCCATCGTCTGATTGTTTAAGTCAACCAAATTTAACACAGAGTGAAAAGGGAGCATTAATTTATTCTGGAGAAGCGGATAGCACGCCATATAGGGCTTTTCTGGATAATTTCCTTGATGACGCTTTTGTTGAGCAAGTTTCACTTCTTCGCATATTTCCTGAAATTATAATCCCAACTTCAAGAGTGCTTTCTAGTGTGACATTCCATATCCAAGCGTTCAGCCATGTAAAGCTTCAAATTTTAGATGGGTATATGAACAGAAATGTCTATCTAATGCAACAAATTTTACAAACACTCAATGGCATGGACATTTCAGGTGTAGGAAATCTTTCGTTTGATAGAATGGGAAATCCCTATGATAGAGCAAATCTTAATATTTCCAACTCAAAATCATTCTCTGGTTATTCAATCTTTATGTCAACTCGTACAGCTTAGGTGGTTACGAAATATGAACAACATGCAACAATATGAAAACCAACTAACATGGGATGAGCCCATACCATATATATCAAATCAAGAAATTAATACTCAACCATTATTGATTTACCCAATTTCCATGTATAACTACGTAGAATTTTTTATGGCTATTAATTGCTTATTAATTAAGAAAAATCAAATTCCTGACATTAAAATAATTAGTATGTCATATCTTGATTTTTTACTTTACCTTATAGAATCTAATCCAGAAGGACAAATTTACGGATCAATGCTTGCAAAAATATTAGAGTTAAGTTTGAAAGCTAATCCAAATGAAATTAATGTAGTAAAAGATGAAAATGGTTTTATAAAACTAAATATTAAAATTAAAACTGTAATTAATAATGAAGATGTAATTAATATTTTTACAATTAATGCAGGTGATTTTGATGTTATTAAGGATATTATTTGTTATCAAAATGTTCCATATTTTGACGATTCTTACATTGATCCTGAATTAGAAAAAGCATTAAAAGAAACAGAAGAATTTAAAAATAAGAATGCGAAAAAAAGAGGTTCTTTGGAAGATCAAATTGTTTGTGTAACTATTAGTAGTTTTTATAAAATAGACGAAATAAAAAATCTTACAATAAGAAAATTTGCTAAGATATTGGAACGTGTTGATTATAAATTACATTATCAGATTTATAAATCTGCTTCTATGAGTGGAATGGGTGAATTTAAGGGTGATATTGATCATTGGATGAGCGATTTGACCCCAGATAAATATGGTAATGTTGTTGAATTTGATAAATTACAAGAAAAATTAATAGGTGTTACATAAATTAAATAAGATTAAACAATAGTTTATATGATTGTTGTTACATTTGGCTTGATTATTTCAAGCCGAAGTAAACATAAATAATAATTAGGAGGAATTAAGAAATGAAAAACTTTTTGTGCGGGGTAGCAAACGTATATGCGATGGACGCAAACGATAATTTATTGTTCGTGTCAAAGACGCTCCTAGATTCAAGTTTGACTGTTTCTACAAAGATGACGGAAATCAGGTCAGGCCAGGGAGATAAGCTTGCCTTCCAATATTTTTACGGCTCTGATCTAAAATTAACTTTAACGGAGGCCCAATTTTCTTTATCTATGCTCTCATCTTCCCTCGGAACTTCACTTGTAACTGGCACGCCAATTTGGGCAACAGAAACTGTGACGTTGGGTGTTGCAGGAGCAGGAGTATTAGTTGGAATTCCTATTGCAACGACATCTGGTGCTATATTGGGTTGGGTTAGTGATAGTAGTAACACTCAATTAGGTCGTGTGACTTTCACAGGCCAAAACTTTACTCTTCCTGGCGGTGTTACTGGTCAAGTTGTCACTGTAAGATATTATGAAAATATGGCTTCTGCTCAATCAATGACTATTAATTCTAACATTATTCCAAGTGTTGTTCATCTTGTATTAGAAGCACAACTATTCTCTGGTGATACTACTAATTCTAGCCCTTTGATTGGTAAAATTTTGATCGACATTGGAAAATTCCAACTCGACGGTAACCTTAAATTAGACCTAAAAAGTTCAGGGGTATCTAATACGCCACTTGCGGGTTCTGCCCTTGATAATAATGGCGTTTATGCCACCATTACTCAAAGTATAAACTCTGCAAACTGGTATGATGGCGTTACGGCAATTGTTATTACACCCTCTACTCCTACTCTTTCTCTAGCTGGAGTAAAAACTTCACAATTACTAGTATATGCGGTTCCTGCCGTTGGAAGTGCATTTTTGGTTCCAGCAAATTCTGTCGGCTTCGTATCAAGTGTCCCTGCTGATGCTACAGTTACAGCTAGTGGTGGATTAGTTACTGGCATCATTATCGGAACGTCACAAATTACTGCCACAGTGACAGCAAAGCCAACTCTCATCTCCTATGCAGATGTAACTGTAACCGCATAACAACTAATAAATAATTTAATATGGTTCTTTAATAATTTTGTAAGATTATTAAAGGTAATTGCTAAGGACTATGCCGATACATAATTATCCCCCTCACCTAACCAACCAAAAAATAAAATAAGGAGAAGATGGAAAATGGAAATAAAAAATCCATCATCTTTCTCCTTATTTTTTTCTAATTATTCTAATTAAAATTAACCCAAATATTAACCACAAATCCAAAAAGAAAGGAGGAAATACCATGCCAAATGAAAATTTAGTTTATGATTTTGTATGGCAAAACGCAGGAACAGATTCTACAACTCTCCTTGATTCGACAACAACATTCGACATCCAACAAAATGCAAATATATTTCTCAGCACAATTTTAGCAGAAGGTTATTTAGCTTATGTCCTATCTCCCACACCAAATCCAAATAATGTTGTTTATGCTTGGAATGCTGATTCTGCAATTAATCCAAATCTGTTTAGTATAATTGATCTTTTTTCTGATCAAATAGAAGGAATTGAAGATTAATATAATTTTAATGCTTATTTAAAAGGAGGCGTAAATAATTAATGTCTATAATTCAATTAGGAACGATTACTCAATTGTGGCAGAATGTCTCAGATTGGGCT